TTAATTAAATTAAAAAAATCATTACAATGAAAAAATTTCAAAAGTTCGCGGGAGAACAACCAGTAATAACAACTACCTACGCAGGTGAGTTCGCTGGTCAGTACATCGCAGCAGCATTATTAAGTGCAAAAACTTTGGATAACAAATATGTAACTATCATGCCAAACGTGAAGTACAGAGAAGTAATCCAAAAATTAGCAGTTGCAAACATCGTTAACGATGCATCTTGTGACTTCACAACTTCAGGTTCAGTAGCATTAACTGAAAGATTAATCACTCCAAAAGAATTACAAGTTAACTTACAATTATGTAAGCAAAACTTCGTACAATCTTGGCAGGCTTTACAATTAGGTTTCTCTGCATTTGATGAAATCCCTAAATCTTTTACAGATTATTTGATTTCTTATGTAGGTGGAACAGTAGCACAAGCAACTGAAATCTCTATTTGGCAAGGTGTTAACGCAACTAACGGACAATTCGGTGGATTCCAAACAACTTTATCTGCTTCAGTAGCAGCAGCTGATGGTGTTATTTCTGCAAAGAGTGGTTCAACAGTTATCTCTGGTTCAATTACCTCAGCTAACGTATTAGATGTGTTAAACTCAGTAGTAAACACTATTCCTAACTCAGTTTACGGAAAAGAAGATTTATTATTGTATGTACCAACAAACGTAGGTAAAGCTTATCAACAAGCTTTAGCTGGTGGTGCAATAGGTGCAAATGGTTGGAACAACCAAATGAACGTAGGTGATAAGCCTTTCAATTTCAATGGTATTGAAATCGTTATGTGTCCAGGTATGAGTGACTCTAAAGTAGTTGCAGCTCAAAAATCTAACTTATTCTTCGGTACTGGTTTATTATCAGATTACAATGAAGTTAAAGTATTGGATATGAGTGATATCGATGGTTCACAAAACTTCAGAATCATTATGAGATACACAGCGGGTACTCAAGTTGGTATCTTAAGTGATGTAGTTTACTACGGAGCATACTAAAAATAACTAATAGGTAGGTGGGGAGTATCGTAGAACAGAAACCCACCAACTTATTTTAACTAACAAAAATAAAAACACAATATTATGGCTTGTAATTTATCTCAGGGTAGACAAGAAGTTTGTAAAGAGTCGATTGGTGGTTTGCAAGGTGTATACTTTGTTAACTATTCAACAGGTTCTTTTACAAAAAACGCGAATGGTGAAGTAACCGCTTTACCTTCTGGAAGTACTGTTTACTACTATCAATTGAAAGGTTCAAGTGCATATACTGAAACTGTTACCACTTCAAGAACTAATGGTACAACTTTTTTCTCTCAAGCTTTAACGCTTAATTTAAAGAAGTTAACTAACGAAATGACCACTCAATTAAAGTTGATGGCTTACGGAAGACCACAAATTATTGCTTGGACAAATAATGGTGATGCATTGTTAGTTGGTGAAAAATTAGGTGCTGATGTTACTGCAGGTACAATTCAAACAGGTGGAGCATTAGGCGATTTATACGGCTATAGTGTAACTCTAACCGGTATGGAACAATTGCCAGCGGCTTTCTTAACCGGCTCTACAACAACTAATCCTTTCGCAGGTTTAGCAACTCAACCAACAATAGTTTATAACTAATTCAGTATAAACACTAAGATATTAAAGGGGATTACATTTTGTAATCTCCTTTTTATGTCGTATATTGTAGTATGCATTACATTTATTTAATTAGAGAAAGAAATACTGATAAAGTTGTTTATGTTGGTGAAACTATACGTCCATGGACTAGATGGATACAACATTTAACTAAGCAAGGTAATTTTAATAGAGAAGAGCATTATATGGATGTTTCAGATGAATTAATTTTCTTAAATAAAAAAGAAGTATTGGAATATGAATTTGAATTACAAAAATTTTATGGATTTGAAACACAAAGAGAAAAAAATGCAAGAGGTGGTAAAATAGGAATAACTAAAATCAATCATACATTATCAGGATTAGCAGCAACTAAAATTCAATATATATGTCCTCATTGTAATAAAATAGGAAATGGACCGGTTATGTTTAATTGGCATTTTGATAGATGCAGATTTATTAAGTAAAATTAATTCAGTATTTGTTATCTATATACATAATCAATACAATCTAAATGCTATCTTATTACATTTCACAGAGTAATTCATACACAATAAGAACACAGGATACATCTTCAAACCAATTCACAATGAGTTTGACAGATATGTATTTGTTAACGGATACTACTGCATCTCTTATATCAGCATCATTTACTCCATATGAAAACTTATTTGCATTTACTGCAAGTATTAGTACATCAATTGTAAGTGGTGAATATAGAGCTAGATTATACAATAGCGGTAGTACAGAACCTATTTGGCATGGTAGTATACAAGTTTACCAATCACAATCAGTTGATAAATCAGATTATGAAACACAAATCACTCAGTATATTTCAAATGAAAGTACAAACGAATATATAATTCAACAATAATATGGACAATAAATTTAAACAGAATTTTTCAATAGTTAATTTAGCTCAGCAGGATGTTCCTTATGTGAACGAAGATGTTAAGAGTAGAACTCAATGGGTTCAAGTTGGTCTAAAACATTCAGATGATTTTTTCTTTATGTTAAACGCAGCATATAATACATCAGTAACAAACGCTGCATGTATTGAAGGTATATCAGATTTAATTTATGGTAAAGGTTTATATACTAAGAACGAAGCATTCGGTGATACTTTAAAGAAATTATTACCACAAGAAGAATTAAAGAAAGTAGTATTTGATTTAAAATTGTTTGGTAATGGTGCAATGCAAGTAGTTTGGAATAAAGAACATACTAAAGTAATTAAGTTCTATCACGCTCCTGTTCAGAATTTTAGAGCAGAGAAGTTAAGAGGAATACCAAAGATAGAAAATTATTTTTATTGTACTGATTGGTTTGATACTAAAGCACAAAGAAGTAAGAAAAAGATTCCTTCATTTGGAACATCTAACGAACAAACTGAATTATTATATATTAAGAATTATTCACCAGGTCATTTCTATTATTCCCTACCTGATTGGTTTCCAGCTTTACAATTTAGTGAAGTAGAAGCGGAATTAAGTAATTTACATATCAACAATATCCAAAATGGTTTCTTACCAATGGTTATGGTTAACTTTAATAATGGAGTTCCAGCACCTGAAGAAAGACAAACGATAGAAGGATTAATAGGGGCTAAATTTACAGGCACTCGTAACGCTGGTAGATTCATTACAACATTTAACGATGACCCAACTACGAAGCCGACAATCGATGTAATACAGATTGATAACCTACATGAGAAGTTTGAATATGTTGCTAATTACGCACAAGGACAAATCTTAGTAGCACATAGAGTAACATCTCCTTTATTGTTCGGTATTAGAACAGAAAAAGGAACTGGATTTAGTTCTCAATCAGAAGAAATGTTAACTGCATTTTCTATCTTACAAACAATGACAATTTCTCCATATCAGAATTTAATTCTAAATAGATTAGAAGAAGTACTATTAGAAGGTGGATATAGTGATACTCAATTATACTTTGACCAATTAACTCCATTAGCTTTACTTTCACAACAAGCAGAAGATACTGGAAAAACTATAACTGATGTAGCAAAGGAAACAAATAAAGAAATGGAAAATCCTTCTGCAATAGATAACAATGAGGAAGATATGGAAGTAACAGATGTTCAACCACCTGTTTCATTAAGTTCACCATTTTTCAAAAAAGAATATGAAATATTTAAACAACACTAAGATATGAGCACACCATACGCATTATTTATAACTAGAAATGATATTATTAAGAATTCACCTTTACAGGGAGCAATTGATGCAGATGCACTTCTACCTTTTGTTAGAACAGCGCAAGATAAATACTTAAAGAATTTATTAGGTACTATCCTATTTGGTTATTTACAAACACATATAATTGCAAATGATATTGATACATTATCTGTTTATTATCAAGACCTTTTAAATGACCATATCAAATATACTTTATTATGGTATGCTTGTGTAGAATATATTCCATTTAGTTCAATTCAATTTAAATCTAATGGAGCAGTTAAGCAAGCAACCGACCAGGGAACTGCACCATCTAAGAATGAAATAGATTATTTAAAACAAACTACGCAGGAAAATGCTGATTACTACGCATTAAGATTACAAAATTATCTTATTGCATACTCAGTACAAATTCCTCAGTACTTACAATCAATTGGTAACGCAACTCAAATATTTCCTGACCAAAGTAACCAATACTTTGCAGGTATAAACTTATAATAACTATGGCTCAAAGTTTAGTACATAATAGTGGTGTTAATTATACTCTTTATTATAATATCTTAAATTACTTTAAGACAATTATGAACAATCATCCAGGTTTAGCAAACGTAACCTATGGTGATATTAGTGATATTGATAATAGAGAGTTTCAGTTTTATCCATATGGTAACTTAATGATTACTGATACTTCATTTGGAACTAATGTAACAAACTACACAGTCCAATTAACGATAGCAGATAAGATTAAGAATAGAAATAATTTAAGTGATGCGAGAACCAACTTTCAAACAATTCCTTTTTATGGTGTTGATGATATGGTTGATATTCACGCAAACACATTGGGAATACTAAATGATTTAACTTCTTTTACACAAAGAGGAGTAGTGGGGTTTGATATAGATGGGGACATTGATTGTAAACCATTTGCAGACCAGTTCAATAACGGACTGGCGGGATGGGTGGCAACCTTTAGCCTTACAACTCACAATGATAAAAATCGTTGTCTTTTTTTTTTAGTTAACCCTTCCGGAAGTGGATATGTAATTGAAGAATGTATAAGTGGTGATAGGTATAAGGCGGTATTGAATGAGAGCGGGAGTATAGGACAGGTATTTAGTAGTAAGTATACTTTGGACTCAAATGGTGGAACTACTTCGTATGATAACTTAGCTTGTTATACGATTATAGAACAGATAAGTGGTGTGGATGATTGGGATTATGTTAATTTAAAAGTATTAGCATTACCATTCGCAAACTATGTAAGTTGTTCAGTATGTGAGTTGTGGATAACACCAAAGATATGGTCAACAACACCACAGACTTGGAATTCAGGATCAAATGTAGTAACGAGAACGTGGGCACAAAATTAAAAATAAAAAAAATAGAATATAATGGGAAGTTTAAGTAATTTATACATATCACAAAGTTATATCTCTCTATTACACTTAGGGAGTGATACAACTGCAAGTTCTACACCAACTGAAATTGAGGATGGTTTAGGAAATGGTATTGGTATAACGGTAAATAATCAAGGTGATTTATTAATTGGTGGAACATTCGCAATAAAAAGAGGATTAGATGTTACCGGTTCTGTCACTTTTAATACAGCAGTAACTGCATCTACTCAACAATTTGTTAATAGTGGTAATCAATTTACAGATAACATTATTAGAATTACTGGTTCATATTCAACTGGAAGTGTAGCTAATCCTGGTGTATATCAAATACAAAATGGTTGGAAATGTTTCGGACCTGGTTTAGGTAATGATGGTGCGGTTGTAATAGCAAATGATTATGTTCCAGCAACTGGTTGGAGATTTACAATTGATAAGAATACAGCGGTATGGTTTGGTTTATATAATTTTACTGACCCAAATAAACAATATATAAACTTTGCAGTTAGTGGTAGTGAAGATATTACTGGTTCACTTTGGGTAAGAGATAATATTACTACAAATAATTTAAGTGCAAGTGGAAACATAAGTGCAAGTAACTTATGGGTAAAAGATACAATACACGCATATAAATTAGATGTAACAATAGAAAGTTCTTCTATTATATTTACAAGTGGTTCAAATATATTAGGTGATGAAGCAAACGTAGATACTCAAACCTTAATTGGTAGAGTAATAGTAAGTGGCAGTTTAGAAGTAACTGGAAGTACAAGAATAAATGGTAATACAACTATAACCGGTTCAACTACTATAAGTGGTTCAACAACTAATATTATTTCTAATACTATAATTAATGGTAATACAACTATAACAGGTTCAACTATAATTTCAGGCTCTACTACAATAACAGGTTCAATAACAGCATCTGGAAATATTAGTTCTTCAACTTTAAGTGGTGTTGGTAATCTAACATTATATTCACAATCAGTTGATAGTAGAATAATAGTAGTATCTGCATCAGCGTGGGGAGCATTCCAAAGTGCATCAGCATATTCAGCTAGTGCATATACAACAATTACAAATTTAAGTTCTTCTATATATCAAACAGATGCAACTCAAAGTTACCAAATTACTGCAAATGCTTTAACTGCATCTAACGCAACAACAATAGTATCTGCATCAGCATGGGGAGCATTTCAAAGTGCAAGTGCATATTCAGCTAGTGCTTTTTTAGTAGATGCAACTCAAAGTGTTAATATTACACAAGCTTCAGCAAGTGCATGGGGAGCATTTCAAAGTGCAAGTGCATATAGTGCAAGTGCAAAATTAATATATGCAACAACAGGTTCTAATAATTTTGTAGGTAATCAAACTATAACAGGTAGTTTAATTTTATCTTCTTCTGCAAATATTGAGTTAACTGTTATAGGTAATTCTACATTTAGCGGAAGTGTAAGAGGAATAGCACAAACATTAACTATTTCTTCTCAAACAGCAAGTATGGATTTAAGTACTGGTAACTTCTTTTTATTAACATTAGTATCTGGTTCAAATACTTATTTAAATCCAACTAATATTAATCCTGGTGAAACTATATCTTTATTAGTTCAACAACCATCAGTAAGTTATGGTACATTAACATATCCTTCAACTTTAAAATTTCCAACTGGATTTGCATATGTAGCATCTACTACTTCAAGTTATGTTGATATAATTACATTTGTATCATTTAATACCGCATCATTATATTCAGTAGCAATAAATAATTTTTCTTAATTATGTATATTCCATTTTCATTTTTTTCAAATACAACGCAAGGTTTTTATGGTAAAGTAGATTACCTAATACTAGGTGGTGGCGGAGCAGGTGGTGAAAATGCCGGAGGTGGTGGCGGAGGAGGTGGTTTTATATCTGGTTCAGGATTTTTATTACCAAATACAAGTTATCCGGTTGTAACAGCATGGGGTGGAAAAAGATATGGTACATTTGCAGCTTCCGCAACTAGTGGTTCTTGGTCTTATTTTGTAAATACATTTTCTTCAGGAGGTGCAGCGGGTGGTCCTTTCGCAACCAATGGACAAAATGCAATAAGCGCTTCAGGGGGCGGTGGTGGAGCACGTACATATCCAAATACTACAAATGGTGGAACTGGACTTATTCCTTATGGAAATAATGGTGGTGGTGGATTAGGAGCTAATGCTGGAACAGTTGGATCAGGAGGTGGTGGTGGTGCAAATCAAGTAGGACAGAATGCATATGTAATATTATTATATGCATATAGTGGAGTAGGTGGTGATGGTAGAGCATGGGTTGATGGAAATGATTATTGTGGAGGTGGAGGAGGTGTAGGTGTATTAGGAGGTTCGGGTGGAGGTGGTACCGGTGGGCAAGGTGGTGGAACTGGAAGCGCCGGACAAGCAAATACCGGTGCAGGTGGTGGTGGTGGAAGTGGAGGAGGTAGTGCCGATCAGGGTGGTGGTAATGGAGGAACTGGTGTTGTTAAAGTTAGATATACAGGTTCACCAAAGGCAGTTGGAGGAAGTGTTGTATTTGATGGTACGTTTACTACTCATACATTTTCAGAAACTGGTTCTAATACATTAACAACATTTGCTTATGATACATTATCAGGAAGTACATATATTGTTCCAGGCCCGGCGCCAATAGCACCACCATATTACGAACCATTACCAACTGGTGGATTAGTATTATATAATGAATGGCAAAATATTACAGGTTCTACTTGGACAGATAGTAGTGGTAATGGAAATGATGGATTAATTTCAGGTTCTACATTAACTAGTGCTAGTGCTTATTTAGGTGTATTTTTTAATGGAACAGATAATTATGTTACATATCCACAACCATTAATAGCTGAGCCAAGTAGTAGTTGGACATTAGTATTACAATCAAGATTAAATAATTTCCAATCTCCAAAAGATTTATTTTGTAAAGATAATTATTCAGATGGTTGGGACCTTTTATTCGCTTCAGGAAACTTTACAACAACCAATCCTTCATTTAGATATAGAGATGTAGCCGGTTCAGATAAAGTTGCGTCTAGTAGGCAAATAGCTGCACTTGATACACAGGTATATACAATGACATTTGATGCAACAACAGATATAGCTAAATTATATTATAATGGAGTATTTTTAGTTAATTTTTCTTCAGGACAAATAAATAATTTCAATGTAAGTAGTTTACCTTTAAAATTTGGTTATAATACAAATACAGATGCAAATATATTTCAAGGATATGTAAAAAATATATTAGTTTATAATAAAGTTTTAACTGCAGATGAAATTGTGTTAGTTAATTTAAGTTTATCCAATAAAGCATAATATGCCTACATTAAAAGAAATAGCACAACAATTTGAATCATTAGCTAAACTAAACATTCAGAGAAGTCCTAATAAGGCAGTAGATACCGGTAGGTTAAGAGATAGTATCAAAGTTAAACAAACCCGTACAAACAAAGCAGGTGGTGCCATTTTCGATTTAAATACTGTTTACTATGGTGTGTACGTTGAGAATGGTACGAGTAAAATGAAAGCTCGTCCGTTTGCAGCAGAAGCAGCAGATTCAGATACTTTAAAAGCAATGGTAGATGATTATATGAAATCGCAAGTAGAACTAACATTGCAAGCGAGTGTAAAGGCATTAGACCCACGCTTAAAAAAATACGCTAAGTAAGTATCCAATAAATTTATCTTTGAGTTGGTTATCTATATTAAACACATTATAGATGTCTTTAAATATTACACAAACTCCAGCAACAGCATCCTTAGCACAATCACCGATTATATTTACGGTAGCTGAGAGTAATCCTGTTTTATTAACATCATCATCATTTCAATATCTTGGTGAATTATATTATTGGACTGGTTCAATTATCAATAGTGGGTCAGTAGATTACACAATTTCTAAATTTCCTAATACAGCAAAGGTTGGTATTTTTGATTTAAATAGAATCATTAACTCAACACTTACAGATTTAGCAGCAACTAATACATCTAACGTAATGTATTTTGCAGTAGATTTCTATACACAATACCTAAATGGAACTTTATTTGTAACTGGTTCGCATGTAAAATCAAATCTTTATAAAGCATTGGATGGTTATGGTGTATTTCCTGAAACAATAGGACAACAATTATATTCAAAATCACCATATTGGCCTTTAATAACTGATGGACCTGTTACTCAGAGTGCATTAATTACAAATAATACATCGGCTTCAATATATACCGGTGATATTGGAACTACACAACCAACTAAAATAAGGTATACTTCTAATTTAAGTACAGCTGATTATTTTGTAAGTAGTTCAACAAATACTGAAGGACAAGAATATTTGTATCCAAATGGTCCATCGGCAGCAGGGTTTCCATTATCAACAACGGGTTTAGAATGGTATACAATACAACCATATGCAAGTTCAACTGCATTAGGTTCTCCTATTAGATATGAAGTAGTTTGTAATCAAAAATATCCAAATGTTAGAATAGGTTGGAAAAATAGATATGGTAGATTTGATTATCTTAACTTTAATATGGTTAGTAGAACATCATTTACTACAATGAAAAAAACGTATCAACCACAATTAGGAAGTTGGGAAGCATCTACATTTAGTTATGTACCATATGGTAGTTCAAATTTAAATTATGTAGTAGATTCTACACAAGGATTATCTGTAAATACAAATTGGGTTTCAGAAGATTATAATAATATATTTAAACAATTATTAGTATCAGATGAAATTTATGTTGTTAATGAAACTACAAGTGAACTTACACCAATAACAATAGCAACTTCTAATATAGTATTTAAAACTGGAGTTGTAGATAAATTGATTCAATACCAATTTGATTTCAATTACGGACAGGCATATAAACTTATAATGTAATATGGGTATAATAAGTACAACCGCGTTTACCTTTAGGTTAATCGCGAATGGACAGCAATTAGATTTATTTCAGGATGAAGATATTCAATTATCAAATAATGTAACAGGTCTTTTTGATATTGGTTTACAACCGGCAGACTTTACTCGTCAGATAACAATACCTGGTTCTAAAGTTAATAATGCATTCTTTGAACATTACTATGATATTAGTATTGATTCACCATTCTTATTTTCAACATCAACTAAAGTAAGTGCATACTTTGAATTTGATTCATTATATCTTTCAAACGGATATATTCAATTAAACAAAGTAAATCTATTACAAAATAAATTTATTGAATCATATGAAATTACAATGTATGGTACAATCAGTTCATTTGGTAGAGATATTAATAAATTATTTTTAACTGATTTAACTACACTATCTGCATATAATCACACTTCATCATTACAAGCAATAACTTCAAGTTGGAGTGGTAGTTTATTTAGCGGTGATATTGTTTATCCTTTAATAGAATATGGACAAAAAATTACTTATAGTCCAGAAGAAAATAACTTTGGAATAGATTCAGAATATGGTGGATTATGTGTACAAGATTTCAAACCAGCGATTAGAGTTAAAAAAGTATGGGATGCAATATTTGCACAAACTGGCTATACTTATTCATCTTCATTTTGGCAAGAAAGTTGGTTAGATGATGTGTATATGGTTTGTAATTATCAATTAAGATATCCTGTTTATAGTGATGTAGATATAGAAACATATGGTTTATTTAAAATAGGACCAATTAGTGGTAGTAATATGACTAATGTAACAATGAGTGTAGCTACTGATTTACAGTTACCTTGGTTTAATATTCAAACTAATCCGGGTGGTAATATTGATGGAAATTTAATTTGGAGTACAATATATCCAACTGAATTAAGAGGAGTAATAAATTTAGATTTTAATATTAGTTCTTCTACTAATACTGTTCCTGTTTTTGCATTAAGAATAAAAGATGCAAATACAGGTACAACAATATCAAATCAAAGATTAGGTGTTATAAATGATTATTTAACACAAGTAAGTTTATACAACAATGGACCTACTAGAAATCAAACAATTCAATCATCTCAACAATTTAATAGTGGGTTATTACCATCAGGTAGTTATAAATTTTATTTAGAATATGAAAACTCAGGCGGTGGTAATGTACAAGTTGTTTTAGATCCAGGAAATACAGTAAATTCTTATTTAGAAGTAAACAAAGCTTCACAGATTGGTGATGGATTAGTAATAGATATTCCTTCTAATATGCCTTATGGTACTAAAGGAATTAGATTAGTAGATTGGATAACAGGTATACAAAGAAAGTTTAATTTAGTAATGTATCCTGATACAACATCACCTAATAGATTTATAGTTGAAACTTTTAATAATTGGTATAACAAAGGACAAGTAAAAGATTTTAATCAATATATTAATTTAAATTCACCAATATCAGTAACTCCAGCAAATAACTTAGCAGTAAATAATTTAAACTTTGGTGATACCTTAGACCAGGATTATGTATCATTGCAATTTAGTAAAGGAGCTAATAGAGAATATGGTAAACAATATTATATTGATACTGAAAACTTTTTTTCACAAGGAAAATTAGAAGTTCAAACAACATTCGCAAGTTCACCATTACTTAGATTACAAGGAACAGGATTGAGTGGTAGTGTTGGAGGTATTAATCCTCCTGTAACTGAATATTTTGCGGGTGAATGTAAATTTGGATATTCAGCTGATAGTCGTGCAACATGTACTTCACCTATTCGTTATAATGTTTATACTGATACTGGTAGAATACAAACTGGTGTTATAGCATATTATGACCAATATGGTGATAGTCCAATAATAGGATTAAGATGGATATTAGACCCTTCATCATATGAAATTTATGATATAGATAGATTTACAGGAGAAATAGGATACGGAAGTGGAGATTTTTGCTAAAAAAATAAAATATTATGAGTCAATCAATACCTTTATACATACCAACATATATTAGTTCAATCGATTATGAACCAGCTAGAGTATTACCTAGATTAATATTTTATAATGGGCAAATTGATTGTCAACCTTTTTATTTAAATGGATTTAGTAATGGTGTTACATCATCAGTATATGCATATCAACAAACAGCATTTCCATATGTTGATAACTACAATGTAGTAAGTGGGAGTTTCCCAACAGTTGATAGTAAATCATTACTATTTAATAATGAAAACGCATCATACGGAGCAATACCAACAGAAAATTTATATACAACATATTGGAGTAAATATATTTCATTACTTTATAATCCAAAGACTAGATTAATAGATTGTTCAGCAATTATACCATTAGCAGATTATTTTAATATACAATTAAATGATATTGTAGATTTCAGAGGAAACTATTATCATTTAAGAGCAGTTAATAATTATTCTCTTAGAACGGGTGAATGTACTTTACAACTATTAGGTCCGATTATACCAGATACGTTTACTTCATAACTTAATACTTTAAAATTGTTATCAATAGTATGATTAAGAATATTTTAGATTTATTGCAACATAGTAATTATTATGGAATATCAAAGAACATTGATATAGCAAAGGGATATTATAGTATACCAAAATCTTTTAGTGATGGTAAAAAACAATTAATAAGAGTAATTAAATCTAAGAAGTAATGGCAGATAATACAACCACATACAAAGCCGTCATTGAAACTGAAGTAAAAGGTCAGAAATCAGTTGATGATTTAGGTAAATCTATTGATGAAAGTGGAGATAAATTTAAATCACTAAGAGGTCAGATTAGAGAAACTACTGTCAAATTGCAAGAGATGGCAGACCAGGGAAAGACTAGTACTAAAGAATTTAAAGCATTATCAGATAAATTAGATGATTTAGGTGATGCACAAAAAAGAGTTGCATTCCAATCAGGTCAAATTGAAGATAAATTAGCTGCCCTACCTGGTCCTATTGGTAATATTGGTAAAGGATTCGCAGCGGCTAAAGATGCAGTAGATACATTTGGTATTAATTTAGCAATTGCAACAGCAGGTATTACACTTATTATTGGTGCAGTTATTGCAATGAAAGATGCAATGGGTAAAACCAAAGAAGGCCAAGAGGCTATGAATAAAGTAATGGATGCATTAGGTAAGGTAATGGCCCCTATATTTGCTCTATTAGAAAAAGTAGCAATACCATTATTCTTAAAATTTGCAGAAGTATTGACTTGGGTAGCAGGTAAAGTAGAAAAGTTTGTAGAATGGCTAGGTGTATCTAAAGGTAAAATTGCTGAAATTGGAGCAATGGGTGATAAAGAATTTTGGGATGCTAGAGAAAAAGATTTAGAGCATGCCAAACTTGTTGCAGATACTTACAAAGCAATTGATGAAAAAAATAAAGCAGAAGCAAACGAAAGAAAAAGAAAGTATTTAGAAAAACAAGCTCAATTACAAAAAGAAGCAGATGATAAAGAAAAAGCAGATTTAGCTAAACAAATAGCAGATTTAGAAGCTATTAGAGCTAAACGTATGAGGCTTAATGTAGACCCTATTGGTTCTGATGGAATGACTGCAAAAGAAAGAGAAAAAGCATTAAAAGAAGAAGCTGAAAGAAAAGCATATTTCCAAAAGAAAATGGATGATTTGACTAAGGCTCAGCAACCAAAGATGCAGGCTTTTATGTTGGCTAATACTAAAAGTGCATTAGAAAAAGAATTTGGATTAAAAGCAGGAGCAGCTAAAAAAGAAACAGCATTAAATACATTCTTAACATCAGATAAGAAAAAGAATTTAGATGCACAATTAGTAGCAGCAAAAGCGGCATTAGAATTAGCAGGAGCATTAGTTGATGAACATTCAGTTGCAGGAAAAGCAATTGCAGTTACATTAGCAATCATTAACACATATCAAGGTGCAACCGCAGCGTTAGCATCATTACCTCCTCCATTTAGTTTTATAGCAGCAGCAGCAGTAGTTGCAGCAGGTTTATTAAATGTAAATAAAATTCTTTCTACACAAATTCCTTCTGCAAAACCAAGTGGTGGTTCAGCGGGTGGTAGTGGTGGTGGAGCTGGCGCAGTAGATATAGCTGCTCCAACAATTCCACAAATAAATGCACCTGATATCAATGTTAGTGGTGGACAAAATCCTACATCAGCATTAGCAGGAACATTAGCAGCAGCGAGTGGTAGACCTATAAAAGCATTTGTAGTTTCAACTGATATTAGTTCACAACAGGCATTAGATAGAAGAACTAATAGAGCAGCAACATTGAGTGGTGGGTAACCAAAAACATTTTTAAAATTGTTAATATTATATGGATAATTTATTTGAACTTACAGTAGAAGATGATGATATAGGTGTATTTGCCGTATCATTTGTGGCTGAGCCAGCTATTGAAAGAGATTTCGTTTATTTCAATAAAGCAGAAGTTAAATTCGCAGCTATTGATGAAGAAAGACATTTAGTAGCAGGACCTCTTTTAGTGCCTGATAAAAAGATATTAAGGTTAGATGCATTCAATCAACCTTATCACGTATACTTTAAAGCAGATACAATTCAAGCTATATCTCAAAAATATATGATGAATAACTTTAATAATGAGGTAACCTATGAACATAGTAAGCCGGTTAAAGATGTAACATTAGTAGAAAGTTGGATTGTTAGTTCATCTACAAAAGATAAATCAAACCTTTATGGTTTTACAATGCCAAGAGGAACATGGTTCGGTATTATGAAAGTAAACAATCCTGAATTGTGGGCAGATGTTAAAGCGGGTAAAGTAAAAGGATTCAGCATTGAAGGTGAATTTGAACACACAGAAGTTAAGAACTCATTGCAAGTAGATTTAAATAAAGCAATTGTAGATTTAAGTGAGCCGGAAGCAAAGGCAGTATTGAATAAGATTAAACATATCTTAAAGAACGATGGTAGATATAGAAAAGGTCAAAGAATAGATATGATAGAATTAGAAGGTGAAGGTGGACAACCATCAATTGTTAGTTCATATCCAGGACAATTCGGACCAGGTAAAAAGAAAAAGAATTATATACATCCGGCCCTAATCGGACAAACTAAATAATATGGCAACATTTGTAGAATTTTTATCAGTATTAAACTCAGCTAAACAACAAACTATTTTTTGGCATAATCAAACCGAATCGTATAGTGAACATAGGACTCTTAATGGTTTCTATGATAGAATATTAGGATTATTAGATGGTTTAGTAGAATCAACTGCTGGTATATATGGTAGACCTAAAGGATATGAGGCACATGATTTCGTAGATTGGACGTCAACTGATGAAACAATTAAATACTTTCAGAACTTATACAAATATGTTGAAACTGAAAGAACATCCCTTTATTCAGAAACTTGGTTTCAAAATCAAATAGATGAAATATCAGCACAGATATCAACAACAATTTACTTACTTACATTAAAAAAATAATATGATAGGTAATCAAAATATATTAACTAAGTTAAAAGGATATCGTTTAGCAGGATGTCCTACGGCAACAAAGGATATTCCAACTAATCTTAAGAATAGGCAGAAATGTATTGATGAGGCGAATTATGGTCCTCTTAATCCAAATGAACCTAATGAAGATTATTGGATTGCAAAAGCAAAAGTATTTGGTGGTGAAGATATAGAAAGTGCAAAGAAAGCCCTATGTGGTAATTGTTCATTCTTTGTTCAAACTAAAGCAATGTTAGAATGTATTGCAGAAGGTATAGGTGGTGAAATGAAAGATGAGTGGGATACAATTGATGCAGGTAATTTAGGATATTGTGAAGCATTTGATTTTAAATGTGCAGCAAATAGAACGTGTGATGCATGGGTTGTTGGAGGTCCTATCGTTGACTAGTAATTCAGTATATAACAAAATTGAAAACTTTGTAGAATCTTATAATGATTATCCGCAATCAGCAACAAACAATGCAAAAAGAGCATTAGATTGGGCAAATAAAAATGGTTGGGGAAGTTGTTTAGAAGCAACGGGTAAACAAAGAGCTAATCAATTAGGAAATAGAGAACCGATTAGTAGAGATACAATTGCAAGAATGGCCTCATTCAAAAGACATCAACAATATAAAGATGTTCCGTATAGTGAAGGTTGTGGTGGATTGGCTTGGGATGCATGGGGTGGAACAAGTGGTGTTGAATGGGCAATAAATAAATTGAAAGAAATAGATGCATAGTAATATAGTACATAATAAACTACAAAAGTTTGCAATCCCAATGATTTCAACGGGTGAAGCAGAACAACTTATTAGAGATACTACGAGCAGTTATCCAGCAATTATCTTTTGGGAAACTTTAGATAATGGTAATACTGCAAGAGAAATGTATTGGGGTAGATATAAAGGTGGTAAAGCATCTCAAACAAGAACAGCAGAAGGAATGATAGCATTAATATCGCAAGATGATGGTGGTGAATATAGAACAGTAATTTGGGATACTATATGGAAACTAAAATACTTTGATAGAGATTTAGATAGATACAAAACAGTATACGTTAAATAAAAATAAATAATATGCCAATACCTAAACCAAATAGTGGTGAAAGTCAAAATGAATTTGTAAGTAGATGTGTTTCACAATTATACCCATCAGATTATGACCAAAGACAAGCAGTAGCAATTTGTATTAATACATATGAAACAGGTACTACTGGTTTATCAACAGAAGGAAGAGTTGCATTAAAAATTAGAGGTATCAGTCTATTAGCAGGTTTAGAAGGAGCATGTTGGGAAGGATACGAAGCAATAGGAACTAAAATCGTAGATGGTAGAGAAGTTCCAAATTGTGTACCAATAAAAAAATAATAATGG